ATGCTGGAACAAATGGGCATTGCCGCGAAGCAAGCCTCGTATAAATTAGCGCAACTCTCCAGCCGCGAAAAAAATCGCGTGCTGGAAAAAATCGCCGATGAACTGGAAGCACAAAGCGAAATCATCCTCAACGCTAACGCCCAGGATGTTGCTGACGCGCGTGCCAATGGCCTTGGCGAAGCGATGCTTGACCGTCTGGCACTGACGCCCGCACGGCTGAAAGGCATTGCCGATGATGTGCGCCAGGTGTGTAACCTCGCCGATCCGGTGGGGCAGGTAATCGATGGCAGCGTACTGGACAGCGGCCTGCGTCTTGAGCGTCGTCGCGTACCGCTGGGGGTTATTGGCGTGATTTATGAAGCGCGCCCGAACGTGACGGTTGATGTCGCTTCGCTGTGCCTGAAAACCGGTAATGCGGTGATCCTGCGCGGTGGCAAAGAAACGTGTCGCACTAACGCTGCAACGGTGGCGGTGATTCAGGACGCCCTGAAATCCTGCGGCTTACCGGCGGGTGCCGTGCAGGCGATTGATAATCCTGACCGTGCGCTGGTCAGTGAAATGCTGCGTATGGATAAATACATCGACATGCTGATCCCGCGTGGTGGCGCTGGTTTGCATAAACTGTGCCGTGAACAGTCGACAATCCCGGTGATCACAGGTGGTATAGGCGTATGCCATATTTACGTTGATGAAAGTGTAGAGATCGCTGAAGCATTAAAAGTGATCGTCAACGCGAAAACTCAGCGTCCGAGCACATGTAATACGGTTGAAACGTTGCTGGTGAATAAAAACATCGCCGATAGCTTCCTGCCCGCATTAAGCAAACAAATGGCGGAAAGCGGCGTGACATTACACGCAGATGCAGCTGCACTGGCGCAGTTGCAGGCAGGCCCTGCGAAGGTGGTTGCTGTTAAAGCCGAAGAGTATGACGATGAGTTTCTGTCATTAGATTTGAACGTCAAAATCGTCAGCGATCTTGACGATGCCATCGCCCATATTCGTGAACACGGCACACAACACTCCGATGCGATCCTGACCCGCGATATGCGCAACGCCCAGCGTTTTGTTAACGAAGTGGATTCGTCCGCTGTTTACGTTAACGCCTCTACGCGTTTTACCGACGGCGGCCAGTTTGGTCTGGGTGCGGAAGTGGCGGTAAGCACACAAAAACTCCACGCGCGTGGCCCAATGGGGCTGGAAGCACTGACCACTTACAAGTGGATCGGCATTGGTGATTACACCATTCGTGCGTAAATAAAACCGGGTGATGCAAAAGTAGCCATTTGATTCACAAGGCCATTGACGCATCGCCCGGTTAGTTTTAACCTTGTCCACCGTGATTCACGTTCGTGAACATGTCCTTTCAGGGCCGATATAGCTCAGTTGGTAGAGCAGCGCATTCGTAATGCGAAGGTCGTAGGTTCGACTCCTATTATCGGCACCATTTAAATCAATAAGTTACACATCATTAGTACCTTCCTTATTTTTTGACTGGGACAAATTTGGGACCGATGGGTTTAGGATCGAGTCTATTTGCCGTGCGTGTTCGGTAAGGTGATTAGGTGCAAGGTGAGCATATCGACGAACCATTTCGATAGACTCCCAGCCTCCCATTTCCTGTAACACTGACAACGGGACTCCGGCTTGAACCAGCCAACTTGCCCAGGTGTGTCTCAAGTCGTGAAATCTGAAATCATCAATACCAGCCCGTCTCAGCGCCGCTTTCCAGGCTGTGTTTGCGTCATACCGCATCTTCCTGACTGTTGGCGCTTTCGTTCCGTCTGGTTTGGTACAGCTTTCCTTGTACACAAATACCCAACGGTGATGATTCCCGATTTGTTTTTTCAATACGCGACATGCAGTATCATTCAGCGCAACGCCAATTGCGCGGTTTGATTTACTCTCTTCCGGGTTTATCCATGCCACCCGGCGCTGCATATCTATTTGTTGCCATTCAAGGTTGATGATGTTCGAGCGTCTTAGGCCTGTTGCCAGTGCAAATTCAACAACAGACTTTAATGGCTCCGGACATTCATCAATCAGCCTTTGTGCTTCATGGGGCTCCAGCCAGCGGATCCGTTTATTCTTTGGTTGGGGCACTTTAATAATTGGTGCCTTATCCAGCATTTTCCATTCACGCTCTGCGGCTCTTAGTAGGGCCTTTATAAATGAAAGATGCGTAGCCTTCGTTGCAACGGACGCTGGTTTTGGCGTGTATTCTGGAACAGGTTTCCCTTTTTTTCTGCATGCTTCTGCCCTGAGTTTCCAGTTTTCCTCATGACGCCGGTTCGTCATTTTCTGCATTGCTGAATAAATTTTTGATTCAGTAATGTCTCTTAGTTGCATTCCTGCGAAATGTTGAAGCCAGAATCCGATCCGGCTTTTGTCATCGTCCAGTGATTTTTTATGTGCTTTCTCTTCAAGCCACCTGACACACGCTTCCTCGAACGTTATATCAGGTATTTCACCAAGTTTGCTGACCCGCCATGCTTCAGCCTTTAGCTTGTCATGGAGTTCTGTCGCCTGCCTTTTGTCCTTTGTTCCAAGAGACTGTTTAAATCTTTTACCGTTCGGCAATGTGAAACTGGCGTACCATATTTCACCTCTGCGGAAGAGTGACATTTTCTTTCCTCTGTTATGCCATCACCCGCGCTCACCTGGACAGTATGCAGCGGAGACTGAAGAGCCGCAATGCAGGCTTGTCGTGTTGTGAGGTAAGGAGATTTATTCTTAGTGGGATCTTTGCGTGTTGCCTGAAGACGCCCTGTGCGTATCCAGTTAATGGCAGTCGGTCTGGATATCTTGAGAAAATGACAGGCCTCATCGAGTGTGAGGCTGTATGGCTCCATTATTTCACCTCTTGTTGTGACATTGTTGAAAAATGGATACCAGCTCGTTGCTGCCAGACGATCCAACCGAGAGTCATATCCCATGCCATGTATTCGTTATCGCCGTTTTTTGCTCTCCGACGATCTACTAAGTCACCGAAACGCTTTTCCATGAATAATTCATAAGCTTCGCGTTCATCTGGTTCTACTTCCAGAGATAGGAGTGCGATTTCATAAGCACGGCGCTCAATATCGTCTCGCACGTCAAGGCTGCTGATACGCTCTTTAATTTCTTTAATCAGTTCTTTGTCGGTAAAAGTGGTCATTATGCTCCAGCCTCCGGTGCTTTTGGCATTACTGCCCAGTGAGTGATATTGACGTTTTCAAGGTCCCCGACCTGAAATGTCCACTGCCATTCTCCGGTTTCTTTTTGTCCCCAGGTGTACCAGAGAGAACGCCAGCCAATTAGCCAGCCTTCTCCGTTAGCATCGAATAACAAAACACTTTCATTTGCTGGTGGCAGTTCAGTTGACACTGGTATTACTTTGTTTTCCTGTGCTGCACATTTAGCTTCAAGCGCATCGAATTTACGCACCAGGTATTCAGCATCTGTTTCATTCACTTTCAGATCTCGCGGTACACATCTCCCACGAAGAAACCCTTCCATTTCGAAAACATTCATGCGCATTTGCGTAACTCCGATAACTCGTTAAAACGTTCCATAAACATCCCGTAGGCATGGCCCGGTGCCAGTGGAATCACGTTGAACATCTCTGTTGCCGGGATGCCTTCCAGTACAGGCCAGAAAGAGCCATCATCAAGCCCGAGATCGCGGCGTTCGGTTGCCAGCATGATGAGATCGGCATATTTCACGGGCGTACTCATAACCGGGGGTAACCCGTATTTCTCACGGATTACGGCGTCTATTTTTTCTTCCATCTGTTTATAGTCAGGAAGAAGGCGTTTCAGTGGAGCGGGGATGTCCTGGCAATACGCTTCTGTTGCATCATGCATTAACGCTTCAAAAGCAAATTCCTGCGGTACCAGCTGGCTGCAAAGAACCGCATGTTGGGCGACGCTGTAGAAGTGCGAAAGATGACCGGCAAAGCGACAGATATTTGAAAGGGAAACCGCGATATCGTTAATATCGATGTCGTCTTTATTTCTCCTGTCATAATAAAAATGCTTACCGGAAAAAGTTTTAATAAATGACATTTTGTTCTCCACGTATATGCGCTGCACCGCGCTGAATTCTGGTAAAAGGAAGCCCTCACCATCCGGCGATTATTGAGTTAATTACGTTTCCATAAATGCCCCCGCAGGGGCATTTGCAGTAATAAAATCAGGCGGTGAAAGTACCAATAAAGGTTTCTACTTTGCTGTCTTTGAATTTCTCAACAAGCAGATCACGAAATTCGTTAGCCATTTCTTCCTGCACTGCTTCCAGCTGAATAATGCGCAGAACCAGTACAGGACGATCGCCAGTGATAATGCTGAGGCGTAATTTAAATGGACGTTCTTTCAGACCTTCAAACGGAACGCATTTAAATTCAAATGCCACTGGCATAATATCTTTGGTCTTCGCTTCGACAGACTCCATCAGGGAGCGTTTGCCGCTGAAGTCATTATCTTCAAAATCAGCGGTCTGGTTTGCTTCAATCGTGATTTTACGGACAGCCGCAGCCGCTTTTGTTGCCTGAATGGCGTCACCATTAGCATCAAAGCCCACTAGGTAGTCGGCCCAGTCTTCAATCCATTCTGCCAGTGACTTCTGGGAGTTACGCTCGCCATTAACAGACAACAGAGCAGAAAACGGTGCTGTCTTTTTCAGTTTGAGAGTGGCGGTGTTATCTGCGTGACCTGGTTCATCAATAGTACCCAGGTTAAGCACACTGACGGCACGCATATTATCGGCATCGATAAAGCAGCGGGTGCCTTCATCTGCAAGATCTTTAGAATAACGGGTAAAGTCATCGATGCTGGCAGTGGAAAGCGCACCACGGAAACGGAAGCGATTTAAATTAAATTTTTCCAGATCATGAATGCGGAAATTCTCAGGCAATGCCACCGCATCGGCACCAATCTTACTGATAATTTCATTAACACCCTGAGCAGAAATAAGGGCATGGATTTGATTAATTGCGGTTGCGTCTAAGTTCTGAGACATAATAAGTCCTCACTATATAAAGATATTCAGTGATGAGATAAATAATCGGTTAATTAAGAACGATATTAATGACCTGCTGCGCGGAGTTTTCCGTCAGGTTCACCGGCAAGAGTCAGTAATTGTCCCTGGTCTTCCTGCAGAATAGTCAGGCGACCACCGCGATTGACATACATCGGCGTTTCGGTGGTGTCTTCTTCGGAAATTTTCCCGCGGTTAGTCGGGCGAACATATGAGAGTTTGTGTTTGATTTTCACACGGTTCTCATCAAATGGTTCGATTTCCAAGTTGAGTGAGACCTTACCTTTGGTTTTCGTGTTCATCACACCTGAAGCGACTTCACTGAGAACTGCGCCGATTTTGGTTTCAAATACGCGCCGTCCAGCTCCCCGATAAATGCCTGCACATCAGTACTGCGTTCGCTAGCCATTTTGCTGCTCCTCATCATATCGACCCTGCAAGGTCGGTTGGTTTCTCCACAAAACAGAGAAGAACACCTGCGGTGGCAGCCGCCCGGGTGGATTGGGTTATGAGCCCGTCGTCCGGTGATGCTCTTCTCTGTTTTGTAAAAAGAGCGGTACCAGCCGGAAGAAAGTGTACAAACTGGTACCGCCAAAGCAGTGGCTGTTGTGGTGGGGTTGTCACTCAGGCGTATGGTCAACCTGACAATCCGGTGTCCTCAACGGGGAAAGAGTAACCCCGCCATACTTACCGCCGCGCCATTTCGCGGATTACCACAACGCTGAGAGCACTTAGCCAGTTACGGCACCACACTTTGTCGCGGCTCCATAAATGCCCTCATCGTTGCACCCTGGTCTCTTCCCAGGCGTCAAACCGGATCGCCACGCTGGTTAGGCGTCTTATCAGCATCATCATTGACTTGCACATTCCGGCTACCTGGTTTGTTTGCCCGAGCAAGGAGTGGATTGTCCCCTTTAACGTCCCCAGACCGCTAACGACGCATGTGCCATACGCCGTGTTACAACCAAATTTTGTTTAATCTTGCCTGTGACATGTTTCTTTTAGATACATTATGTATCTCATGGGTACATTGTCAAGTATAAAAAAACCTGCCGAAGCAGGTTATAAATATTGATTAGGCCTTTATTTTGTATCTTCTTGGTTTTCCTGAGAAAATTACTGTACCAATTATAGAGCAATTACCGTTGATCTTAATGTAAGGTTCAGGCCAGTTTGGGTTTAATGCTTTGAGGTAACGCTGTGTTCCATCTTCTATCAACCGCTTAAAGGTGGTTTCGCCTGTATCGTGCATCAATGCAATAACGTCGTCACCGTGGCAGGCAGGGACTTCAGGATCTACAAAAATCATGTCTCCCGGGCGGTACTCATCAATCATTGAATCACCAATCACCCGCAAGATATAAGTCATTTCGCCACAGGGTACAGGGCAGGGATAAGTTTCTGCTGTGCTCAAATCAACCTCAGAATAGCCAACTTCTTTCCATGCTCCGGCCTGTACCCATGATATGACAGGGACTAACGTTATTTGTTTGTTAGTAATTGAAACATCAGGTTTTTTTGTGATGTTTGTTGTCTGGTGTTCTTGATCAAGCCATCCGACAGGAAGGTCGAAACATTTTTCGATGTGCCGTGCCATGCTGTCACCGATATTTTTAGTAGCACCATCTCCCATAAACCTGCTGGTCTGGGTTGGCTCGCGATCAATCATGGTGGCAAAGGAAGAATTCCCGCCAACACCATCTCTCAGTTTTCTGGCGTTAGACCGCCGGATGTCATGGACTGTTTTCATAACGAAATTAAAACCTTTGTACCGATAGGGTACAAGTATCTTGAAGGTTCATCTCAATCATGTAATATGTATATCGGAGGTACATATTGTATGAAAGCGTATTGGGACTCTTTAACCAAAGAACAGCAGGGCGAGTTGGCCGGAAAAGTTGGCTCAACACCAGGCTACTTACGGCTGGTTTTCAATGGTTATAAAAAAGCCAGTTTTGTGCTGGCTAAAAAACTTGAGCAATGCACGTCAGGTGCAATTACGAAATCTGACTTAAGACCGGATATCTATCCGAAAGATTAACAGAACACCTTCAATTTTTAACCACAGAACGATGAGGCTAACCGTGGGTAAGCATCACTGGAAAGTAGAAAAACAGCCTGAGTGGTACGTGAAAGCTGTCAGAAAAACTATCGCGGCGTTGCCGGGGGGTTACGCTGAAGCTGCTGAGTGGCTGGATGTAACAGAGAACGCTTTATTCAACCGCCTTCGTGCAGATGGCGATCAGATTTTCCCGCTGGGATGGGCAATGATTTTACAGCGCGCGGCTGGCACTCACTACATTGCGGATGCTGTCGCACAGTCTGCTGGTGGGGTGTTTGTATCGCTTCCTGAAATTGAGGAAGTAGAGAACGCCGATATAAACCAGCGCCTGCTGGAAGTCATCGAACAGATCGGGAGTTACTCAAAGCAGATTCGTTCGGCAATCGAAGATGGGGTAGTGGAGCCACACGAGCAGACAGCAATTAATGATGAGTTGTATCTGTCAATTTCGAAGCTCCAGGAGCATGCAGCACTGGTCTACAAAATCTTTTGCGCTCCAGAAAAGAGTGACGCCCGCGAGTGTGCAGCTCCGGGCGTCGTGGCGTTTTGTGTCTGTGGAGAAACTAACGCATGAACAGTTTAACGGCAAATAACCGTTTGTCGCAACAGCTGGTGGTCAGCGTCGCTGAACACCTGTTGTTACGGCATGAATGCAGATTACCAAATCACCTGGCTGTAAGTAACCACAGAGAACTTTACCTGACTGTGGGGGGCGAGTTGTGCAGGAACTTAACCGCTGGTTTCGTGATGGAAGAGGGCTTTATGTCCATGTTATTCGTTGGGAGCCAGAAACACAGCGCGTTATCTATCTTCGCAAAGACTACCCGCATGAGTGCTTTAGTCCTTTGTGGAAATTCAGGCGTGATTTTGTTGAGTGTGAAGGACCACCAGCACATTGATTCTGCCATTCCGGGACGTTACACTGTTCAGGCACCTTATAAAGCGGGTGCCGGGATTGGCGTCCTGGAATTGATCAAGGCGATATATGACGCGCCAGCGTCTTTTTTATCGTCCGCATTTGCTCACATCAAAGTTATGGTGGGCTGGGCGGGGGCATCGAAAGATGCGCCGGTTTCCTTGATCACCGGTTACGCCAACCCCGTTCAGTTCACCACCAGCGAAATTGGCGTTTCCGGTGGTGGAAGTATTTCACCGATCAAGGAGGCTGCCATCATGGCTACTGTCCCAGCCCTCACTCGTCTGAATGATGAAGACTTACATAAACTCAGTTATGTAACAACTGCACTACGTGCTCTGCGCAAGGTAACTCTTTCGGATCCGCAGGCGCATCAGGTTTTGGTAGAAACCCTTCTTAACTTGCAGGCTGAACGTATTCGTCTGGCGGATAAGGCTAATTTTCATATTCACCGTCTCCTGAATATCAGCGGAGGGCATCGTCATGCTTAATCCGTTGATCCTCAATATTTGCCGTTTGCTTCAGCGTAAAAAAACATCAATTCCTACAGTTGGGCAGTGGTACACCACGCCTGCAGGGCATGTTCTACGTGTTAGCCTGGTTGACCGTGAATGCCAGAAGGTGATTTGTGAACCGCTGGGCCGTAATTACCGCGTCAGTATGCCGCTTATAGCCTTTCGCTCCGGAAAAAACATGAAGCATCTCGGAGGTGCAGCATGAGTATGGAGCTGATGGTTAAAGCGATGAAAATTCGAGTGGGTAATCCATTGCGAAAACTGGTTCTGATCAAGCTGGCTGATAATGCCAGCGATCAGGGTGAGTGCTGGCCCAGCTACCAGCATATTGCTGACCAGTGCGAAATTAGCAAACGTTCTGTGATGAATCATATTGCGGCCCTTTGTGAGTCCGGGCTGGTAAAAAAAGTCACCCGGAAAGGTGAAAAAGGTAACTCAAGTAATATCTATCTCCTTCATCTTGATGGTGCAGGAGATTCACTATGGGGTAGTGCAAATAATTCACTATCTGGTGCAGCAAATTCACCAGGTAGTGCAGGAGTTGCACCAGGGGGTGGTGCAGGAGATTCACCCAGAACCAGTCACTCTTTTGAACCAGTCAAAGAACCAGTCAATGAACCAATAGCTGTTGGTGCATCTGCTGATGAGTCCGTGCGAGTTCGTTCAAACCGACCGGAATACTCTCCGGAGTTTGAGCAGGCATGGCTGGCATACCCCAAACGTGCTGGTGGCAATTCAAAATCTGCAGCCTTCAAAGCCTGGAAAGCTCGTTTGAATGAGGGGGTAAAACCCGAAACCATGCTGGAAGGTGTGAAACGCTACGCGGGCTGGGTATCTGCGATGGGTAACAGCGGCACACAATTTGTGAAACAGGCTGTCACGTTCTTTGGTCCGGATCGTCATTTCGAAGAATCCTGGGAAGTTCCTGCAGTATCTGCAGCCAGACGCGAGGACCCGTACTTCAAAGCCAGTTACGACAACGTGGACTACAGCCAGATCCCGGCAGGATTCAGGGGGTGATCATGAGTCTTTTGAATGAAGTTCAGAAATTCATTGAAGCCCATCCGGGGTGTACTTCCGGAGACATTGCGGATGCTTTTGCAGGTTACTCACGGCAGCACGTTCTGCAGTCAGCAAGCAAGTTACGTCAGAGTGGGCGTGTGGCTCACCGTTGTGAAGGAGATACACGCAGACATTTCCCACGCCTGGCTGAGAGAGCGCAGGAGCCGGAACCACAACCAGTTCGTGAAACCAGACCTGTGCGCAATTTCTATGTCGGCACTAACGATTCCCGGGTGATTTTGTGCCTGACTCGCCAGGCGGAAAAACTGGTCAGGGAGATGGCGGCATGACGACGTTAACTCAATGCCAGCAGCAGGTGCTGGATATGCTGATTTCTTACCAGAAAGAACGTGGCTTCCCGCCAACCAATCAGGAGGTGGCAACCATGCTGGGATACCGTTCAGTGAATGCAGCGGTAGAGCATCTTCGCGCACTGGAGAAAAAAGGCGTCATCACGATAAAGCGTGGCGTGGCCCGGGGGATCACGCTTCATACCGCGGTGAAGGACGACGACAGCGAGGCGGTCGGTATCATCCGCGCACTGCTTGCCGGTGAGGAGAACGCCAGGTTGCGTGCAGCCCACTGGTTACATGAGAGAGGCCTGAAAGTATGAAGCTGATCCTGCCTTTTCCGCCCTGCGTGAACACGTACTGGCGACACCCCAACAAAGGGGCGTTTGCAGGTAAGAGCCTGATAAGCGCGGCGGGGCGCAAATTCCAGAGCGCGGCGTGTGCAGCAATAGTTGAGCAGTTACGTCGTCTGCCGAAACCAACGTCGGCACCTGCTTCAGTGGAGATCGTGTTGTTTCCGCCGGATAACCGGATCCGCGATCTGGACAACTATAACAAGGCGCTGTTTGACGCCCTGACCCACGCGGGTGTGTGGGAAGACGACAGTCAGGTGAAAAGAATGCTGGTGGAGTGGGGACCGGTTATCCCGGAAGGGAAGGTCGAGATCACTATCAGTAAGTACGAGAAAACGGCGGGTGCAGCTGCCTGATAAAGAGGAGAAACGAAGTATGAATAATCTGATGGTCATTGATGGTATTGAAGTTCGTCGTGATGCTTATGGGCGTTACAGCCTGAACGATCTGCATCGCGCAGCAGTAGCATCTGGTGCAAATGCCAGAACCAAGGAGCCAGGAAAGTTTCTTTCCAGCCAACAGACTGTTGAGCTTGTTCATGAATTGACCAACACCCAGAATTTGGGTGTTGACCCGGTGAGTGTGATTCATGGGGGAAATGAACGGGGAACGTATGTCTGCAAGGAACTGGTGTATGCCTATGCAATGTGGATCAGCCCGTCATTCCATCTGAAGGTGATCCGTACTTTCGATATGGTAACCAGCGCACCGGAAAAATTATCCGGACAGGCTGCTGACAAGATGCAGGCTGGTGTGATTCTGCTGGACTTTATGCGTCGGGAGTTAAACCTGTCTAACTCTTCAGTGCTTGGTGCCTGTCAGAAACTCCAGGAGGCTGTTGGCTTACCGAATCTGGCACCGCGCTATGCCATTGATGCTCCTGCTGATGCACACGATGGCTCAAGTCGCCCGACACTGTCACTGAGTGCACTGCTGAAACAGTATGGTATACGCCTGACGGCTAATCAGGCATATCATCAGATGGTGAAACTGGGGATCGTCGAGCAGCGCGAACGATACAGCCGTACCGCGATTAACAACATCAAAAAATTCTGGTCGCTGACAGCGAAAGGTTGCATGTTCGGCAAGAACATCACCAGTCCCGCAAATCCGCGCGAGACGCAGCCGCATTTCTTCGAATCCCGATTCCCTGAGCTGTTAAAGCTGCTCGATACCGTTCATTGAGGTGACCGTGAGAGCACTACTGACCCCTGAAATTGCCCCGCGTATGGGGATCGTATTGTTCAGGCCAGGTTCAGAGCTGATGCCCCTGTTTATGCAGGGGCGTGTCCTGCTGGAGCCTGAGCCGGAGCGTTATTCATCTTTCGCCAGTGGTGCCGTTCCCGCGGCATCACAACCGCTGGCGGATGATCCTGCCGTTCGGGCCGTGTTCCGCAATGAGGCAGTGATCCGTCGTGCTGGTGGCGTGGAATGTCTTGAAAGCTGGTTACTTCGTGAAAAAGGCTGCCAGTGGCCTCATTCCGACTGGCACAGCGAGAACATGACCACAATGCGACACGCTCCGGGTGCAATCCGTCTATGCTGGCACTGCGATAACCAGCTGCGCGATCAGTTCACGGAACGGCTGGAATCAATGGCAACGGATAACTGTGCCCGCTGGGTGTTGTCTGTTGTGCGTCGGGATCTCGGTTTTGATGACAGTCACGTTGTGACAATGCCGGAACTGTGCTGGTGGCTGGTTCGTAATGATCTGGCGGATGCCTTACCGGAAAGCGCAGCCCGTAAGGCACTGAGATTACCGAAGCCTGTTGTGCCGTCTGTCACCCGGGAAAGTGACCTTGTGCCTTCGGTTCCTGCCACCAGCATCATCCAGGATAAGGCGAAAAAGGTGCTGGCGCTGAAAGTGGATCCGGAGTCGCCGGAGTCTTTTATGTTACGCCCAAAACGTCGCCGCTGGGTTAATGAAAAGTACACGCGCTGGGTTAAGACACAGCCGTGTGCATGTTGTGGAAAGCCCGCTGATGATCCCCACCACCTGATAGGTTACGGTCAGGGTGGAATGGGAACAAAAGCGCATGACCTCTTTGTGTTGCCTTTGTGCAGAAAGCATCACGACGAGCTGCATGCGGATACCGTGGCATTTGAAGAGAAGTATGGCTCCCAGCTGGAGCTGATATTTCGTTTTATCGATCGTGCGCTGGCAATAGGCGTGCTGGCCTGATTTTGTGGAGGAAGTTGATGCGTGATATTCAAATGGTTCTTGAACGTTGGGGGGCATGGGCGGCTAATAATCATGAGGATGTGACCTGGTCGTCCATTGCTGCCGGTTTTAAGGGATTACTTCCTTCAAAAGTAAAACCCCGTCCGCAATGTTGTGACGATGACGCGATGATCATTTGCGGGTGCATGGCCCGTCTGAAAAAGAACAACAGCGATTTGCACGATTTATTAGTGGATTATTATGTAGGTGGTATGACATTCATGTCACTGGCAAGTAAGCATCGTTGCTCTGATGGTTATATCGGGAAAAAGTTACAGAAGGCTGAGGGAATAATTGAAGGGATGTTAATGGCATTAGATATCCGGTTAGAGATGGATGTCGTTGTTACGAAGTCTAATTGATACGCTAATTGTTCACTTAATTTTATTAAAAATAGGGCGTATAAACGCCCCCAAAATAAAGGGTAATATATAACAGAAGGTTTATATAGTCAGAAGCAAGGTAGTGCTTCTAAAGGAAGTGGCTTGAGGGAGCCACTTATATGTTGGGGAGGCAACGCCTCCCGCAACATATCTTTTAGTAACCAAATTAGAACTGGTAAACCAATCCTGCAGCAACGATGTTGTCAGTGCTTACACCGAGTGTTTTAGTGAAGTCATTTTTGTCAAGCAGGTTGATTTTGTAATCAACGAAAGTAGACATATTTTTGTTGAAGTAATAGGTTGCACCTACATCAACATATTTGACTAAGTCCTGATCGCCCCATACTCCAAGATCCTTACCTTTAGATTGCAGGTAAGCAACGGACGGACGCAGACCGAAATCGAACTGATATTGTGCAACAGCTTCGAAGTTTTGAGCTTTATTAGCAACGAAGTAATCAGCAAATACAGTCATATTCTGGGTTTCAGAATAGGTAGTGGCTAGGTAAATGTTGTTAGCGTCATATTTTAGACCTGCGGCCCAAACTTCTGCATTTTTACCGGAAGCAAATACTTCAGGAAGAACTTTCCCTGCATAAACTTGAGTGTCGGTACGATCAGATTTCGCATAAGTTGCACCGATACCGAATCCTTCGTATTCATAGGTAGCAGAGAAACCGAAGCCATCACCGTTACCTTCGGTGTAGTTCTCGAAATCGCTACGATCGTTTTTGCCCTGGTACTGAGCTGCAAAGTTCAGGCCATCAACCAGACCGAAGAAGTCGTTATTACGGTAAGTTGCAACACCAGTTGCACGCTGAGTCATGAATACGTCGGTTTGAGTCCAGGTATCACCACCGAATTCTGGCAGAACGTCAGTCCACGCACCGATATCGTATGCTACACCGTAGTTACGACCATAATCGATGGAGCCGTAGTCACCGAATTTCAGGCCAGCGAACGCAAGACGGGTTTTATCTTTGGAAGAACCCTGAGATTCAGCACGGTTGCCTTTGAATTCGTATTCCCACTGACCGAAACCAGTCAGCTGATCGTTGATTTGGGTTTCGCCTTTGAAGCCCAGACGAACATAAGTAGTGTCACCATCATCTGCCTCGTTAGAGGAGAAGTAGTGCTTAGCATTAACTTTTCCGTACAGATCGAGTTTGTTACTGTCTTTATTATAAATCTCTGCTGCCTGAGCAGACATCGCCAACAGTACTGATGCAGCTACAGCAGAAATTGCCACTGTTAATTTTTTCATCGTGAGACCTTTTTTTGAAATTTATTAAAAAATGATGCCCTGCGCGACAAATATTCATCTAATCAATGTGATTAATTCAAGATGTAAGTTTTAGATTCTTATTTAAATTGTGAGCTAGATCTCTATTTTCATCTGAACTTTTTCTATTGCATGCTGTACATGACTATTACCTGAAAGAAAATAAATTTGGTAGCAAAATCATATTAAAGGTTGTTATTTATAAGCGTTTTATAATTCATCTATTTAATTTAAATGCACTAAAAATAACGCCAGAAATTATTTAATGATTATTTGTTTATTTTTCCTTATGTGATTGTGGTGGTGTTTTGAACACTCGATATCATTCTCACAAATATTGTTTAGAGGTTTACGTACGTAAAAAATTGGTTATGCTGTTAAGGGTGGTTACTTCGCCACACAGCTTAAACCCGCCGTCGAGCGGGTTTTTTTGTACCTGTAAACCTGGTGCAGTACAGTAAACACGCTGGTGGTCGTGAATTCGGGGCTCACGGCTTGCATTTTTGTAAAGTGATATATACTTATCTTGCGACCAGTAATGTCAGGGATATTGATATGAATGAGGCCTGTTCTGTTATTTTTGTTCATTCCCCGTTTGTTGTGCTCTTCGAAGGAAAAGTACTCTCTCTGGAAAGTGGTAGTGCACTTCTTGTCAGGGGAGGGGCTGGACCGTTATTGCCCTTTTCTGAATGTTTTCGGCGTATAAGTCTCAGTGAATCGACAATTAGCCGTTACCTGTTGCGTAGTGGGGTAAAACAGGATGTTGTTTTAGTCCGGAAAATGCCACGATATCTTTGCATGAGTTTTCCCAGGCCAGAATTGATGGGCATCCTGATTGATTATCTTTATGAGGAAAAGATTCATACGGACAATTTAGCGGAAATGCTTTCCTTTTCGTGTCTGGCGTTTTTTTCATCAGATAAAATGTTTTCGTCGTTTATGACCGCGTGTATCAGTACTATCAGCGGCAGGCTTGGTGCGTTGTTTCATACAGACATTGCAGCAAACTGGACTCTGCGAGATGTGTCATCACGGTTATGTATGAGTGAAAGTTTGTTAAAAAAAAGACTGAAAGAAGAAGGCACATGTTTCAGTGAGTTGTTGCTTACGGAGAGAATGAGAATGGCAGCAATGCTGTTGCATCAATATAGCTGTGCCATCAACAGAATCGCTGTGCAGTGTGGCTATAATAATACATCTTATTTTATCAGTGTATTCAGGCGTTATTTTGGGGTCACCCCGGAAGGTTACAGGATGGCTGCATTCAGTGAGATGAGTTCTGGCTCCGCTCAAGAATAACTGAATTTTGCAGTCATTGTATGCAGGAACGCTTTGGCGGGCATTATTCTTTGTGTGCCTGGCATTCTCAGCAGTTCGGGTGGGGCGTCCCCTGGTCAGCCTGATAGTGGCGATGGACTGGTAAAACGCAATGACCATGTGTGATTGGCGCGGAACTGGAACAGGAACGTTTTAATCAGACGTCAGAGAAATGTTTTTAATTTAGTAATGATATAAATTGTATATTTCTGATACAGATGCATACATATATTAAAAACTAAAAACAAAATATATTTTTGATATCTGAAAAAATGTCGTTAGTATTCTCGTCGGTCTGGAAGACGGTTATTTTGGTGTTCACAGGGGTGTTACTACCGTCGGAAAGACCAGTGCTGGCTTTCACGGTAATTCGTGTGATTACTGAAGACCGCATAGTATGCGGGTATCGTATAATGGCTATTACCTCAGCCTTCCAAGCTGATGATGCGGGTTCGATTCCCGCTACCCGCTCCAGCAGTAGACGATACCAAGTTGTTTTGGGCACTGACATATTATATGTGGGATGTTTTCCTGAATCTTTATCCACATCCTGTTCTGTAATACGTGATATCGGTTACAGTCCAGTGCTGTTTTTTTACAACAGCGTAATGGTGCATTATCGGTGGAGATTTTGTATTTCCTGACAGGGCCGGTGATGCATCATTCCGATGTTGTTAACATCTATAAAAAACGTTGAGATTAATCACGTATTAAGCAAAACCTGGAAATTCATCTTAACCGCCGTACCAGGCGGTTTTTTTTTATTCAGTTTCTTCATGGCTCGCTACTGCGGGCCTTTTTCATTTCTTCGCCCTGCTCAGCGTATGTCAAATCTGAATACACCACACAAAAGGTATCTGTGGGTGCCTTTGACGGGGTGTTGTTTTTTACGGGCCGCTGGTGGCCCTTTTTTATTTACAGGAGAAAAAAGTATGTCTGAACCCTTATCCGGTTCCGGCACGGCGGCTGCGCTCGGAGGGGCGACGGTATTCGGGCTGTTCACCGGAACGGATTTCGGGATTGTGTTTGGTGCGTTCGCGGGGGCGTTGTTTGTGGCAACGATGCCGCAGGCGCTTTCTGTCTGGCGGGTGGCGGCGCATTTTCTGGTGTCGTTTATTATCGGCGTACTGGGGGCGGATGTGATGGCGTCTTATCTGGTCGAAAAACTGGGGCTTCACAGTAAATCTGTCGACGCGCTGTGTGCAGTGCTGGTGTCTGTGGTGTCGGTGAAGATTCTGTCGTTCATCCACCAGCAGGATATTGCATCGCTGGTGTCAGGACTGTTCTCCCGCTTGCGAGGCGGAGGAGGCGGTAATGTTAAGTAACCTTCCCGGATTGCTGAATGTGGCGTTATGCACGGTTATCGTGCTGACGCTCTTTTTTTATCGTCGTCGTGATTCCAGGCATAAACCGCTGATGTCATGGCTGGCCTGGCTGCTGATGCTGCTGTATGCCTTTGCGCCTCTCAGCTATCTGTGTGGTCGCCCGTTAGCAACGGGCTGGCTGGATGTGTTTTTTAATCTGCTGTTCTGCGTGCTGGTGATACGCGCACGCGGGAACGTCACAAGAATCTTTCCATTGTTGAGGTGAATATGTCGGGTAAATTCAGATTCAGCCGCCGGAGCGAGAAAAATCTGGAAGGCGTCAAACCACAGCTGGTTGCTGTAGTTCGCCGCGCCCTTGAACTGTCGGAGGTTGATTTCGGTATTACGGAAGGCCTGCGCACGAAAGAACGCCAGAAACAGCTGGTTGCAGAAGGCAAGAGCCAGACCATGAACAGCCGCCACCTGACCGGTGATGCGGTGGATGTTGTGGCCTGGGTTGGCAGCCAGGTGTCATGGGACTGGCCTCTGTACGAGAAAATCGCGCAGGCATTTAAGCAGGCTGCCGCAGAGCTGGGAACTGCCATCGAATGGGGCGGGGACTGGACTAGCCTGAAAGACGGACCGCATTTTCAGTTGAGGCGATAACTAATACAAAACCCCGGCAGAGGAACTGTTCGGGGTTAATGCAGAAAATATGTTGACTCTTTGAATGATTGTTACGCTTTATCGTGAGTCAGTTTTCCGTCAAGAATGAGACGATTGTTTTCGATATGAAGAACCAGTGTTTCAAGATATTCTGGCTTTAACTTCCACCATTTCATTTTTTTTGCTATTTGTGTCAGGCAATGATTATGGGTGAATATAACGGTAGTTTTATTATCGGATGACAATTTGAGTATGTTCTTTGCAGCATCAAGTCCGCATGTTGCAGCCAACGGTATCCGGGAGGCTGCTTTTCCTCCAGAGAAAAAACAGGCTGTCTGCATTGTCCGTATGGTATCCGTGGAGTAAAGGCTGAATGACGGGAAAGTATTGCTAAATATTTTTCCATAATCACGAGCTTTAATGGCACCATTGACGGTAATTCCTTTATTGCTTGAGAGACATGCATTTTTGCTTCTGTCACATCGTTCACCGTGACGGATAAGGAAAATTGTCTGGTGTTGTTGATTTATTTTATGCGCCTGTTTCATATTGATTGTGGTGGGTGTTCTTAAAAAATAAACAAACAAAAGAGTAGTTAAAATCAAAGTGATTAAATAAGTAATTTTCTTTATTTCTCGACGCTGCAT